GACAAAATCGACCTGCACCTTGCCATGGTCGGCCCGGTCGTCGTCGTCCAGCCAGTCCATGAGAAAATAGAACCAGTACAACGGACGCACGGGCCACGGCCACGGGTTAGCGAGACTGTGAGACATCCCGGAGTCCCAGCTTGGCTTCCAGCGCCGCCAATCGCTGAAGCACGTTGAGTTGCCGCGTCTCTAGACTGATAAGTGTACCATCGACCCGCTCTGAAAACCGCTCCACACGTCCTTCGATAGCCCGATCCGCTACCTCACAACTGTTGAGATTGGCCGCCACCTGTCTCTCCAGATTGTTCACGGCCCACCGCATCCCGCCAACGACCACACCGGCGGAGACGAGCAGCGGCACAGACGCCAGCAGCAGCTTGGCGATGACTCCTCTCCGCTGGGCATTGGCTTCCTGTTCCTGCTGTATGGTCATCATAGCAACCCCGTGGCGCCTGCTGCTGGTGGCATTTCAATGAGATCGACTTCCAGAATCGCATCGGGAGAGCCTGAACTGTTAATGGTCATGACGGGCGCGATGAAGCACGTCCCCGGTGCCATCTTGAGTGGGCTCTGCGGGTTGTTGTACACCTGTGGCCCCACATTCACGAATGATCCAACCTCGATGAAGGCAACCTCGTAAACATCCGGTCCCGCGCCCGGCGTATTGTTCAGCACGATGCGCCAGTATCGGTGGGCGGCCCCGATTTCGGCAAACTCTGTCTGATTCCAGCCAAGATTGCTCGGAACCCACGTTGCCCCAGCACGGGTGGTGAAATCCGTCCATGAGGAACCGTTATCGGAGTACTGGAACTTGTACTGTGCTGTGGACCCGGCAGCTTCCATGAAGAAGCGCACGGCTGAGAACAACTTGGTGATGCCAACGCCCAAGTCGAGTGTGATCGTGGCCCCGGCGCTGGCCGCATCGCTGTCGAAAGCTTTGGTCGATGGGTCCGCGTCGCCGACATTCGCAGCGGTAAAGTTCCCGAACCCGCTATTAGTTAGGACGCTGGCGGGAGGCAGATACCATCCACCGTTCCAGCCTTGGAAGTACCCTACGTACTCAGTCCACAGACTCGAAGGCGAAAGCAGTTGGTCATAGGCAAGCCGGGTCGAAAAGCTGCTGCCCGGTACAAAGCCCTTATCGCGGGTGATCTCCTGTCCTTTCGAGTTGTAGCACCGAAAACCGAAATTGATAGTATCGTTCGCAGGAACCTGCCCATTACGAACGCGGCGGCAACGGTACCGGAGACTATAAAGACAGTTGCGTTCAATGGGGATCAGGGTTTGCCATGTCGATGTCCCCCCAATCACCTGCAAGATACCTCCGCCAAATTCCGGATTGCCTTCCTGTACCACGACAGCGTTAAAACCACCGCTAGACCAGCGCGCCGGACTGCCGGGAAAGTCGGTGAATGGTTCAACGATACCCCGAGCAATCGGGCGGCGAATCGTCGATGGCACGGTATAAGACCCGCTCAACCACGGACTCTTGCGCCCAAGGGTGGTTACCGCCCGTACGCGCACGTCCCATTGGTCGCCGATGGCGAGTGGATAGATGAATGCTTCCAGCGTTCCATCCCCCGGAACATGCGGCCAAAGATCATAGTTAGTATCAGTGTGGCGGCGTGCCTCGACTTCATAGTGAGCGACGAAGGGATTAGTCGATGCTGTCCATGAGGCTTTCAGCCGCATGATAAGATCGCCGTTGGGTTGCACCAGCATATCGCTATCTGAGGTTCCCAAGACGAGATTCGTCGGCGCAGCCGGGTCCGTCATGGCATCCGGCAGGTCGGTGTTCGGGGTCACCGCCTGCAAGGGGACGTAATCCACCCCATAGTTCGCCGCCTCGTACTCGGTCGCCACCAACTGGATATAGCCGTCCCGGGTCACGGCGATCTGCTCCACACAGAACTGCTTGTCGCTCCAGCCCGGCGTGGAGTTCGGCACGGCGAACGCCACGACATCCCCGGTCTGCGCCAGCAGGCCCCGTTCCCGAAGCGTCGCTTCCACCGTGATCCCTTCCCGGGACTCCCGGAGGGCGACCAACCCGATCTGAAGGGCCGTGTACTTCGACTGGGTAAGCGGCAATTCTATTTCCATCACCGACTCGAAGTTGTTGTCGGCGACGAGGAAGGGATTCAGGAGCCCGGCCCGGGGAGCTTCGATGACATCCGGCTGGTAGTTGTTCAGCGGGTCCACATAGGTGACCCGGACCTTGTTGAACTTCTCCCGGTTCCCCGGCAGGGTAAACTTGAGGTTGCCGACCAGATCATCCTCGGTCAGCGTGAGGCTGGCCGACTGCACCTGCTTGATGAACAGCCGGTAGCGCCCGTTCTGATAGATCAGCCGCCCCCGGCAGGCGGTCAACAGTTGCCGCAACACTTCCGCCGGTTCGCTCCCGGTGTCGATAGCCCCGTTGATCTTGAACCGCTCGGTCCCGACCAAGGCCCCGGCTCGCAGACTGCTGGCGGTATAGGTACCCGCCCATCCATCTACCTCGTCCAGCGTAATGGTATCGTTGTCGATTTTGGTGATGGTGTACGTGCCGTTTTCCAGCGGGATTGACCCCTGTCCCGGGACATAGACGAACAGCGTCCCCGCCGATCCGAAGCCGGGCATCAAGGCGAAATTGACGACATTCCCGCTGGTCCATGGATGCCCCGGAACTGTCAGGCGCCCGGTCCCGGTGTCGATGGCCGTGATAGTCTTGAACGCGGACTCGGCAGGCGGGACATTGACCACCGCCTCACAGTAGTTCGCCGCGTCCTCGAACGCCTGCCAGTCAATCTCCGTCTCGTACCAGTCGGCCCCACCGATGCCATAGGCAGCGGTGGGCGCGTTGTTCAGGTAGAGCCGCCAGTAGCGATGGGCTCCGCTCCGCCGGGAATTCCAGCGGAAACAGTTGAGTCCCGGCGTCCGGAACTGCGTCGTCAATCCCACCACCGAAGTCCAGCCGCTCGACCCGTCGTCCGACCACTGCACAAGGTATTGATCCTGTGACGTGGCCCCATCGAGCGTCGAAAGCCACAGGTCCAGCCGATCCAGTTCCCGGGCGTACTGCATGTCGAACTTGAGATAGGCGCCCGCACTGACCCCACCATTCTCCCATGCGCTGGTATCCGGATTCCCGTCCAGCGCACTGGCGGCACTGAAATTCCCAAAGCCGCTGTTGGTCAGATCGCTGGTCGCCAGTTGCACCTTGCGCCCGGTATCGAGTCCGTAGTACGGGTTGAGCAGGTAATCCAGAATCGCCAGCGCCGGGTTCAGCATGGCGACCGAACCAAACGAGACGTACGTCAAGGAGGCATTACGCGGGTCCAGCAGATGCAGGCCCCGCACCTTCACAGTGACCTGCGGCACGCTCTGGTAGACATCGGCATCGAATAGCAGGCGCAGCAGAATGTAGGCGACCCCACGTCCCCGGTGGGAAGCGGTCCACTTGCCGCTGAAGATCGTGGTCAGATCGCTGTCGGCGGTCTGGCTCAAGCCCCCGAGATGCTTGGTGAGCCACGCCCGGGCATCGCCGTCCTTTTTGAACTTGGTTTGCAGCGTCCCGGCAGCATCGAACGCCAAGTCCTCTCCGAAGTACACTTCCCGGATGTCATCGACTCCGCTGCCATCCAGTTGGCAGGCATGCGCGAGACAGCCGACCATGTAGAGATTCTTGGTGGAGGACGGGTTGACCCGCATGTCGGCCAGCCGGAGCCCGACCTTCATTTCCCCGTAGATGATGGGCAACGCCGCCACCGGACTGGCCACGGTCTGCTTGATGACGGTCAGCGCGTTGGCCAGCCCGACCGGCTTGAACAGGGCACGCATCGCCATGTTCGTGCCCAGCATCGTGAGTCCCAGCGACAGGCCCCCGGTGAACGGCGACAGCAGGATGCCGCCCACGATCAGGCCGACGCCCAAGAGGAACCGTCCTACTTTACCCATTGGGCAATCTCCAGACTTCCGCTGTGTCAGGCAGCGGGTCGTCGGTCAGGTACACCTGTTCGCCCGGCTTGCTGGTCAGGTACCGGCGGTTGTCCAGCGCAATCAGCATGGGGTGGAAGTGCTCCTCCATGGGCAGGACGATGATGTCGCCCATCTGGACCAGTGTCAGCGGCACTTGCTGGGCTCCGGCATTCTTCAACACGATGGCCGGACGGACCCCGCGCCGATAGTGCGCCAGCGCATGCGTACTGGTAACCCAACTGGCCGTCACGAATCCCAGTGGTGAAGAATCACCGTACATGACTTGTACGGCATCCAGCGCCAGCCGGTGACAGTCCGTTTCGCCCCATATGAACTTGCGGTTGCGCATGGCGTCGGCCCACGTCATCAGGCGGACATCCCAGTCCCGAACCCGATAGCGTTTCATCGCCACATAGCTCCGATGGACCCACCCAGCCCAGCAGGTGGATGGAAACTGCCGGGGAACCCACCATTGCCGAAACCGCCAGCTTGCAGGATTTGACCGATGCTGCCTAACTGAACAGTACCCCACGACAGGTTCTTGTTGGCAATGGTCGGCACGAATTCGAAGAACCGGTCGGCCCGAAAGTAGGCGTTGTGCCGCTCCAGACAGGTCCGAATGCCCCGGGGAGTGAACATCGCCACCAACCGGGACTGCATGCGCCCGGTCACCGACACAGACTTCCCGGTATCGCCGCCGGACTCCTCGACTTCGAAACCGCCATTCATGAACCCGGAGAACGGGAGCAGAGGATCGTTCAGCACGGTCCCGCCCTGAATGGCTGCCCCATCGGTCGGCTGGTACGGCAGATCGCCACCGGTCACCGGGTTCACCCCGTTCAACGGACAGCGCGCCCCGGGCGCGAAGTTCACGGCATCAAGCCAGAAGGTCCAGACTCCTTGGACCGATGTCGTCGCCACGAACCCTTGCGCCAAGGTCGCCCCGGCTGGAGCAACCCCGCTGACCGAGAACAACTGCCACTCCGAACCCATGCTGACGGTGTGGAAGTACTCGGTCGCCGCGATAAAGCCGCCGCCGGAGTCCAGCCACCAGATCGAGAACCGGAGGCCAGCCGTCGAAGCGACGGTGCCCTGCGGAAGATGGATGCGGCCTTGCAGGGTGTACGGCTGGCCGGGCAGGACCGGAAAGGCGTTGCCGCCCGGTCCCGATGAGCCTTCCAACTGCACCCCGGAATTGGACGCATTCGCGACGATCACCTTGATGCTGGCCGTGGTATCAAAGAACTTGGCCGTATCCCGGCTGACCGTTGCACCGCCTAACGACGATAGCTTGGCCGCGTTGGTCTTGGCCCCGGAGTTACTGAACAGGTTGGTCGCCGACACCCAGCCGTACCAGATGTTGACCGGACGCCCGAGGTACTGTTCATCGAACAACAAAGACACCAAGGACTGTTCGACTCCGGAAAGGGTCAGGGCCAATGCCCCGCTCTTGGGGTCGCTCGATTCGGTAAAGGCGTCGAAGTCCATCCAGCCGCCGACCCCAAGCCATGTGTAGCCGTTCCATGTCACATCGAACGGGGCCGTCGTCAAACGGACTGGACCGCTGCCGAACGCCAGTTCAATGAACTGAATGAGCCACGCCCGGTCCCCAAGGATTGTCCGTTCGATGATGTTATTAGGAAGGGTCCGGCTCATGGAGCCTCCCGGAAGCCAAGGCGCAGGCCCCGGAGGTACAGATCACGGCCGATCTCGCCTTTGTCCAGCGTTTCCAGATAGGCCCGGAAGGTGACCTGTGCCCCGTACTTAACCTGCCCGTTGTCTGCCGGACTCTGCCCGGAGAGAATGTTTCGCTGGATGAACAGGTTGGTTTGTCCTACTCCATTGGTGTTGGCATCCTCGACCAGTTCATCCACAACCGTACTGGAGCCTAACAACACCAAGTCCCCGGCCTTGAGCCAGCCCATGGTATTGTTCGGACACCCGTCGATGGTGATGACGCTGCCAGTCTGGGGCGACCCGTTGATGAGCGGCGATCCACCCCCGACCCCGGTCTGCACCAGATAGGACCGATGGTCGATGGTGAAGGTGATCCCGTCGTGCCAGAACTGGTTGATCTTGGCCAGCCAACCTCGCACGGTGGGGTCCGTGGTCAGCAGGATGTCATAGGCTTCCTCCCACGCCCGTCCCTGCGCCACAGGGGACCGTAGCTGCGCTTTCCCGGACCACCCCGCGTTCCGGATCGCCTCCGGCCCAACCGGCGGCGTCGAAGTGATTGGCAGAATCGCCCGCGACCAGTCCGGCATCTTACGGTTGCCCCCGAATGAGTGCCGCGAACATCGAGTTGGACCGGATCGTCTCCATCATTTCCCGGGCCATGCGTCCCCGGTTCTGCTTCCACCAGATATCCATGGCCTGCGGGTTCGGGGTCATGATCGTCGGCGCGAAGTGAACGACCGGCGCGTAGCTGACTTGGGAAACCGTCGTACTGGCGGTCGTAATCGACCGGCCCCGCTGTCCCGTCCGGCTGGTACTCAGGAGCCGCCGGGTGTTCGGCGCATCGACATCGGTTTCCGAGAGGGCGGTCAGCACAGACCCCACTTCCTTGCGCGGCACTACCAGTTCGCCCCGCTGAAGAATGGTCGGCACTTCATCGGTGGCCAGCCGTCCCGTATGGGACCGGCCCACGATGCCACCCCGATGCATCACGCCGCCCATGCCGATCAGGTCGAACAGCCAGCTTGCCACCTTCTGTGCGGCAATCTGGGCGACCATATCCTGAATCATGAGCAGCACGCGCCCGATAAATCGCTTGATGACGTTCTCCTCCTCGTTGACCGCCTGCTCGAACTCCGGGCCGAACAAGCCGTACTTCACAGTTTCGGCGACCGCATCCTGCACATTCTCCGCCGCCCGCTTCCACATGGCTTCGAAGAACTGCGCTCGCTTGGCCGCCCGCTCTGTTTCCTTGTCCACTTCATGAATAGACCGCGAGAGCGCATCGAATTCCTTGATCCGCCGTTCAATCTGTTCCGGAGATTCCCCGGCCTCCGCTCCCGCCCGCCGCAACTGCCGTTCTTGTTCGGCCGTGATACCACCAGTATGAAAGACCTTGCGGCGTAAATCTTCCTGCTTGTCTACCAACTCCTGCCCTTTATCGTTCAGCGTGTCATAGAACGACTTCCACGCTTCCTCCATCTGCTTGGTTCCGGCCTGTTCCTGTTCATACAGCCGGTTGAGCATTTCCTGTACTTCCACCCGCTCAACCGCAACCCGCAAGGCATCCCGCTGGGCATCGGTCAGGCGTACCGTCACGTTCCGACCATCCCGATAGATCGTCTCCGCCTTCAGCAATTCCGCGTCTAGGCGTCCCAGATGCAGCGCCGTCAGTTCCGCCGTTTCCGCCTCCTGCTGGAGCCCGGCGATCTGCTGATTCTGCGCCTGACGCACCTGCCCTAACAACAGAGTGGCGACCGCCGCCTGCAACCGGTGATAGGCTTCGGTGTCCTTGTTGGTGATGCGCAGTTGGTTTGCTAATGCCTGCAACTGAGTGTGCGTCGCCGCGTACGCCTGTTGTTCCAACTGCTTGAGCGCCTGTTCCTGCGCATCGGTCGGCGTCTGGATACGCAGAAATTGCACCCGGCTGGGTCCACCCGCCCGGGTCTGCGGCATCGTCTCAAACCGCCTGCGAGCGGCATCTACGGCGTCGAAATCTCGAACGAGTTCCTGAAGCGTGAGACGGAACGCATCGTACCGCTTCTGCATTTCATCGGATCGGCGAGTCCCCGACCCGAGTAGCGCCTGTACCCGATTCAGTTTTTCGATGGCTTCCCGGGCCGCCGCTGCGCTCTGTGGCAACTTGCCGCCCATCATGGTGGCAAGCTCGCCCGTCTCCCGCCGATACTGGAAGAACCCCGCCAGTCCTTCCTCCAAGCTATGCAGAACGCCCGGCGTCTCTCCAACTGTTTCGAGCCATTCATGCCACTCGCTCTTGAGCCGGTGTAAAGCGCCGACCATGCCACCCGTAGCCCCGGCAGCAGTCCCGCCAATCCGAGCTTCAATCTTGGCCAGCACAAATTCCTGCGCTTGCAGAATGTTGCCGGACTCAGCGGTTTCCTTGACGAATTTCACTTCCTCCTGTGTCAGCAGTCGCATGCTCCGCTGGAGCATGGTCAGCCCTTCCTCTGGGTCCGCCAAGGCTTTCGCCAGCGTCATCACCGCCGACTGCAAGTCGGTGCCGGTCACTTCCGCCAAGTCCGCCGACAGTTCGATGGTCTTGGTGAATACATCCCGAGAGATGTTCCGGAAGCTCAACAAAGCGGCAGCGGCGTCCCGGACCTTTTCGTCATCGAAGAACGTGGTTTGCCGCATCCGTTCCGCGAATACGTTGATCTGTTCCGCCGACAGCCCGGCCTGCTCACCAGTGGCCCGGAGCACCCCCGCTAGCCGGTTCTGGGATCGCTCCGCCTGCATGGCCGCTTCCTGCGCCTGATGCCAGACCGCGATGAGCTTCTGAACCGAGAGGAACCCGGCGACGGGCGCAGCCAGCGCCAGCAAGCCTTTCATCACGGTTTCCGTGGCCTTGGCGGCTCCGGTGGCCCCCTTGGCCAGCCCCTCGAACCCGGCAGTTCCTTTGTAGATTTGTGCGCTGAGCTTTTGTGAGGCAACGGCAGATTGGGACATGCCATAGGCCAGCCGGTCCATGGCGTCCCGGCCGGTCTGTGACATCCCGGCAATCATGCTTTGACTGGCGTACAGGCGACGGTAGGCAGCGGTCGCCTTGGCCTCACCAGACAACAGGTTGGAGGGGTCGAGTTCAAGTCCTAGACTGTAAATATCGTCAGGCATTCCCCGACCCTTTCTGGTCCAACGCTTCTAACTCGAAGAACGCCACCCACAACTTGAGTTCGTCATCATCGACCCACGCCTCCAGTTCCGCCAGCGTCTTGTTCAGGCGTCTGGCAAGGTCGAGCCGGAGGCGGAGGTAGGGTCAGCTTCGATGGCTCGCTTCGCCTCATCCACGCCCGTATATGCCGCTTCGAGCATGAAGTTGATGACCCGATGCATCACCATGGCGTCCGCTTCGGTCATCAGGAAATGCTTGTCCCCCATCTGAAACGCTGGTTGCCCGTCATCGAGTCGCGCCTTGCTGATGAGCAGGAAAACGTTCTGTTCGTTCAGGTCTTTGGGCGCCCGGTCGCGGACCCCGCGAATGTCGGCCAGTGTGACCTTCCCGAAATGCAGCGTCAGCTTCCATTCCGGGATGGTGAGCGTCCGATCCTCTCCGGCAAAATGCTGCCGCACGCGGTCGATGGGACGAGGGCCACCGGCCCCCGCGTTGCCCTGCTCATCCATGCGATCACTCCTCGTTAGGGTTGCCAGTTGGGCAGCAGCGGTCCGTTGCCCGCAAAGGTAAACTGGGCCGTGAACAGTTCTCCCACGCCACCGCCGACGATGTTGAACGCCGACAGCACCGCCGCCGCGTACCACAGCTTGGTTACACCGCCCGCCGCATCGTCGGCATAGGTACCGAACAGCATGCCGGTAATGGAGGGAGAGGGCGTGCCTGTGAGAATCTTGTCCACCAGTTCTTTCTGAATCAGGTCGGCGTAGTCCAGCAGCACTTCTCCGTTGCCGGTCCACGATGCCAGCCCGCCCACCACGGCCCGCCACTTGTCCCCTTGAACGGTGGCATCCAGTGCCTCGATGCTCGACTGAATGCCCCAGAGCCGGGACTGGGCAATCCGATTCGTCACGAACGTAATGGCGGCGTTGTCCGCCATGCCGCCCGTAGCGGCACCCGGGGAAAAGGTCAACCCGTTGATCTCGTTAGCCGCCGTGATGTACCACGGTCCACCAGTCACGGTATGCGTCGGTGAGCCGGTTTCGCCAGCGACCGTGAACTGGTCGCCGACATTGACCATGCCGGACAACGGAGAGCCGTTGCCGTCCAGATTCAGGGTGGTCGCCCCTTGGGATACGGCTCCCTTGATCTTCGGCGGTCCCGCCAGATACCCGCCGAACGACAAGAAGCCATCCAGTCCACGATAGTTGGTCATAGCTGCCCCCAGTTAGGTGTGAGGGTCGCTTACGACCACGACATCGTAGGAGCACCGTTGCCAGTGAACGTGAACTGAATGGTAGCGATCTCCCCCATCTGTGAGGCAATGGCGATGGTCGTCACCACGATGTTCCCGGTGATCTTCTTGGTGGTCCCGATCAGAAACTCCGATGCGAACGCGGTTGATGCCGGGGTCGCCGCAATCAACTTATCCACGATGGCTTTCTGACCGTTGGTGTCACCGTAATCCACGTTCCCCTGTGCTGCGCCAGTCCACGACGCCAGCCCGCCCACCGCCTTGCGCCACTTGTCACCTTGGACCGTGGGGTCAAGGATTTCGATGGAGGTATTGATGGACCAGCCCTTGAGTTCCGCCACCGTATTGGTCGCGAACGTCACCGAGCCGTCCATGCCACGATAGTTAGCCATGTCGCCCCCTAGACGAGTTCATCCACTGAGAAGGGAACCGAAACGATGAGACGGTCCCATTCATCGTCCCCGGCCACCGGCTTAGGGGCACTTGGCGCATCGCAACGGACCCCGTTGAAATCCGCCCGATTGAAGATGTCGCGGGCCGCATCCGCATTGGCCATGAGCCGTTCACGGGCTTCGTCCTTCGGCACGTACAGATCAATTTGTACAATCCCGACCGACGAGTTACGGCCTCGACCCTCTCCTGCTACTCCCTGCGTCTGCGGGAACGCATCACCCCACAGAATGACGAGAGACGCCCATGGTGCCTTGGGGTCAGTCGGCGGCGTGAACGGAGCATTAGGATAGGCAACCGGACACCGGTCGCCCCATTGTGTTTCGAACCGGACGTAGATGGCTTTCTGCGCTGCCGCCAGCGCACTGCTCATATCCCGGCTCCGATACTGGCTATTGCCTGACCAATCACTTTCATCTTGGCCATCACCACCGCCACCAAGGGCTTGAGTTCCACGGCGGTCACCCGGACCATGCCTTGGGGCGCCTGCTTCGAATATCCGCCGATAGTTTTCCCATGTACCGGATCACTCGGCGGATTCGGATACCCGCCGTACTCCAGCACCGCGATATACGGCAGATTGTTGACGATGAACACCGACCCTTGGCTGATGTCGTACTCTTGCAACTTC